TCTTTCTCTCGCTTTATATCTAACATTACCAGTATCAAAATCGCCTTCCATTGATGTTGCAATACCTGATCTTTCAAAGTGCTTAAAGCCATTTGGTGCATCAGTTTTAATAAAAAATGCGTCTGTATCTGTTAGGAAGTGGTTTACAACGTACCCATCAGCTAACATACCCATGTTTCTATGTGCATTGACATCATTGTCAGCAGTCCCTGGACGTAAATTAGTTGCCATCAACCTTTCAGCAACAAACTGTAAGTTTACTGGAATTATTAATTTACGACCCATTAGAGCAATTCTCATACCTCTTTCATCTATAAATCCAGCGATATCTATAAGAGATTGTTCTAATGATGTTTCATTCAAATCAGCAGAAGTTGAAAGTTCGTTTCTGAAATTACCACCACCTGAGGTTGGATGATCAGTTGCACAAAGCTCCTTACCATCTCCAAAAGTGAATGTACTATCAAAAGCGTTATTCAAAATACTCGCCGCTTTGACTTGTTTTGTGTTTGACATTGATCTTGCTAATGCTCTTGTATATCTGCTTGAAAGTCTATCATAAAGGTTATCCTCAATAGCTTCTTCAGTTATAGCAAAAGCCAAAGCGATTGTTTCGTGAGTGTAACGAGCAGTGAAGGATTCGTTCGCAGTATCAAATGAAACAGCGGCTCCTTCTTGTTTCTCTGGTGCAGTACCAAAGCCTGTCAACATTACCTCTTCTTCAAAAGCTCTGTCAGAAGTTTCTGTGTCAAAAATTTCAGCATGCTCATTGTCATACCTATCGTACTCCATGCCGAATAGAGCGTTTAATCCTGGCTCTAATTCTTTTAGGAGTTGTGATCTTGCAATAGCCATAATACCCTCCTATAAGCCAGTAGCAGTTAAGTGAAAATGAACATTCAATTTCACTAGAAAGATTACTCCAGCTGATGTAACATCAATGTCGTTGAAATCATCTTTGATACCAACGATTCTAAAATTATCACCTGCTGTAGTCGCTCCCGCAGTAGATACAGATAGTTCACCGATAGATTTACCAGTTGCACCGTTTTCTGATCCAAAGCCAGTACCCTCTGCGTTTGAGTGTACTAGAGCTTGTGCAGTCGCCGCATTAGTTAAGGACGCATCTCCTTGTATTTCAAATACTTGTGCAGGATTGTCATAGACAAAAATACTTGCTTCGGTACCTGATTTAATAGAAGATGTTCCAGGATAATGATTGTCAAAACGAGGTTTCCCGTTTAAATCAATATATTCACATCCATTCATAACTCCTAAAATTGCCACACTACCACCGTCTGACGCTGAGACATCGACTAATCCATTTGTTAATGGAATCACCATATCACCTTGAAAAATTGAACTAGATGATCCAGCCGTCGCCGCTGTCTGTACTTTGTACCTTGTCAGCCCCATTGAGTTTGGTGCAGAACCTAATAAGTTATGAGGACGTAAACCAAAAGGGGCATCAATATTTGTAGCCATTTTGTAGTCTCCTTCTCATAAGTTAAAATTATTCAGAGCTAGTTGCCTTTGCTCCAAAGGTTACACGACTTTGCCTATCTGGTTTAAGGATAGGCATACTTGGGTGTTGTTCTCTCATCATGTCGTTGTCGACGGCATCCATTTGATCGGATGTTTTTTGTTTAAAATATGCGTCTCTTTCGCTTTTTGATTCAAGAGGAAATCTAGCGAGCACCAGACCACCCACACCAATAACTCCAGCGTGTTTTCCGTCCTGGATAGTTGGTGCCTCAAAATCTGGGTACTCATCAGCTCTAACTAAGTCAAACCCTTCACGGATTCTAGCAGAAAGATTTTTTTTATCGTCAAAACCCATAACCGAAGTTCGGATCCAACGATGAACAAATCCCTCTGGAGCTGGGGGTGCATCTAAAGTAGATGGTGGTTTCCAAGGTGTCCTACGAGAAGTTTTTTCTCTAGTTACCTCAGTGCGTGGTTTTCTATCTGACATATTGTCTCCCTCACGTTATCTTGCTAAATTCTGTTTTTGTTTAGCGTATTGCTGTAATGATACACCAAGTTTCTTAGCGATTGCAACCTCTGATTTTGATAAGGTCACTTTTTTTGAATTTTTTCCAGCATTTGTCCTTGAAACTCCAGCTACGGGAGTTGTAACTGTCTTTGTTTCTACTACAGTTTCTGAGTCTTCTTCACCAAATTTATGAGGAAAAGCCTCTCTCATCTTTGTGTCGATAGTTGTGTAGTACTCATCAGTCAATGCATATTGTTCGCCATTTGCTTTTACTAGCTCATTATGTATGCTAAATGCTGTAAGCGTCATTGGCTCATCGCTTCCAAACCAAGTATTTTTTTCAGCCCACGCCCTTGCCTTGGGATGAACTTGTTTTGGTGCTTGAGGTTGTTGTTTAGGTTGTTGCTCAGCTACCTTCTGTGCTTCTTCCCTATCAACTTTTGCTTTGTTTAGCCTTTCCGCTTCTACTGCTAATCTAGCTAAGTCTTTATTTATGTTAACTTGTGCATCTACATCTCCTGCTGATATAGCTTCAGCAAGTTTAGTTTTTAAGGTAGACTCCTCACTTGTTACTCTAGCATCATACTCTTTTATATAAGAATCATCTATAGTTTTACTTTTCTGCTGAAGTCCCTCAAACTCTTTTTGTAAGCCTTGTGCATAATCAATCGCCGCTTTTTCACGTCTCTCTGCTTCCCTTAATTTATAGGTCATATCCTCTATACGTTTTCTGACCTTTTTGCTGTAACCGTCTAATTTGCCTTCGTCTTTTTCGTCTTCAGCTTTTTCAACTTTATTTTCTTCAGCTTTTTCAACCTCAGGTTCTTCTTTGGTTTCTTGTAAGTCAACTTCAACTTCTTCATTTTCTTCCTCTAAAGGTAGTTGTTTTTGTTTTGCTTCAGCCATTTATCTCTCCTATGTATGCAAAATATCTTCAGGGTTGTTAATTGTTGCTAATATTTCATCATCATTTAATAGTCTTACTTCACCACCTTCTATACGAAAGCGACTTCCAGCATACCTACCAAAAATTACCCAATCTTTTTCTTTACACCATGGAGTGCTGTCTTCACCAAATTTATCTTTGTCTTGGTATGCAAGAGGACCCATTTTTAAAACATAACCACAAACAGTTGCCAACGCTTCACGCTCTACTGCTTGATCTGGTAACAAAACACCACCCTCTGTTTTTGCTTTACCTTTGTATGGTAAGATTAAAATACGCCACCCAGTAGGTTCTGGCATTTTTTCTAGTGATTTTTGTTGGGGTTCTTGTTGTTCTTGTTTTGGAGGAAACTTTTTTTGTAACCTCTTTGGTAATATAATTTTATCCATCTTCCACCTTTTTGAGCAAGAGTTTTACCTCTTGTTGTAATGTTGCAAGTTCAGAGAGTCTGGCTCTCACTTCCTTGTAGGCTTCAAAGTTTTCTACACTACCGTGTAATAGTTGTTCTTCTAGACTTCTCTGCCTCTCTTTTAGAATATTAACTATTCTATCATAAATGTAAAGATCCATTTATTTTTTTACTTTTTTCCT